CGGTGGAGGTACAATTAACATAACATCATACGCCGCCCAAAATGGAACAGGCCGAAGTGGAGGTGCGATTTATATTTCCGCACAATCGGGTACTTCCGACAGTTCAATAAGTATTGCCGCCGACACCATTACACTTGCCGGTGCGGTTAAACAACTTAAAAAGGCCATATCAACATCATCCTGTACACCGGATACATATTACTGTCCAACTGCGGCCATTGCCGCCCTTGTATGTGATGATACAGGTTTTACCGGTGATTACAATTATACATTCTCCGGTTGCTTTACTGCAGCCGCAGGTATGACACAAATGCCTACACAAACCGATTATCAATCAATAACAATGACCTGGTATGGTGATATCGGTATAGAGACCGGCGAGAGATATATGTTCTGCTCAACAAAGGTATCTGCAACGGAATATGTCGGGGTAGTGACAAAATTAGTATAAAGGATTATGAATGAGGTATTATTAACCGGATTATTATTGCGTAAGGCATTAGGAGGATACAAACGTATGATATATGGTACCACCCGACAGGCGAATAAAACCATCGGGTGCCGTTTTAACAATACGTATACATATAATACCAATGATAGAAAATGGGAATATACCGGAGGAACATTAATTACGGCCACATCGGATTCGGATAAGTATTTCGAGATAGAAATACCTGAAAATATGGCAATTACCAATTTTACATTCGATTCATCCTTTGGTGCACATCAGGATAATCCTGATCAAATAATAACGATAAACCTTTCGAATATAGGTAAGGTGAACCGGTTGGAAATGTTGTTGTATGCGTTTTCAAACCTCACACAGGTAACAGCCATAGCCGGATTCAATAAATTCGCACAATCACCGTTACTTACAATGGAAGGTTGTTTCCGCGCCTGTGAAAAATTGGTTTCATTGGATTTTACCGGCCTTAACACCGACGATATGGTGGCCGGTTCATCCGGGGGTAGTGCCCGTTATGGATTTCCAAACTGTTTTTATAATTGTGTTTCATTGGAGCATTTGGTTCTCCCAAAAATTCCTTCAACGTGTTATATGGGCGGGGGGACATTTTTTGGTTGTGAAAAATTGTCATCCGTGGAATGTAGTGGAGAGGTGGCCAACGACCTTTGGTTGGTAACACAATCCTCATCAACAGGTATAACCGGTGGTGCGCCTCTTACAAGGGATTCAATGAGAAATGTTCTTTCCCATCTTTCAGCCACACATCCGGCAACCTGCGAATTTTGGGACGCCGCGTGGTATTGGACAACGGCCGACCCACAATGTCAAACGCTGGTAACTGCCGCGGAAGGAAATGGTTGGACATTTACACCTACGTATCCGGTATATTGGTTCGATGATTGTAAAACATATGACCATTTCCATACCTCATCGGCCGGATGTTATCTTGTAGGCCTTGAAAAATCAACCGATGCAAATCCTTGTACATATATGGTTGGTAAAACATATATGATATGTAATGAATCCGCTTCAATGACAACACACGACCACGGTGAATATAGGTTTGATTCAGGTATGGATCTCACAAACGCCACCCAATTGGATATTGTTATAAAGGATTTTATGTGGACACAGGACCCCGGAACAGGTTCCTCAAATCGTATAGGTCTTACCCGTACAGGTATTGATACAAGGGATTCATCCCAAACCCGGCTGACAACGGTAAATGATAACTTCCCATTCTATATAAGGTGGGTTGATTCAAACGGAAATACCGGTTCCTGGACCCTTTTGGAGACCATACATACCACACAATATAGTCAATCGGACACAACAACAACACAAATAACGCATACCATTTCATTACCTTCGTCGGGTTTCAATGGTAGTTCCGTGGCAGGTTTTGATATAATGTATATGAAAACCGATGATAGTGCAAAGGAAAGAATAAAAGGTTGTTGGTATGGGTCAATAATTATTAAATAATTTGTATATAATTCCAATGGTCAAAATATGCCATTATTTTCAATTTTAATGCGGTTATTTTTGATTTTCTTCCGAAAATAATATAATTATATATTTTTTCCAGGATCTCACGGTAGAATCAATTTAAATGGAAAATAAATTTTTGTATTCCATTAAATTTTTTCCGGATTCATTATATATTAATATGTAAGTTAAATTTAAAGGATATAGGAGGAAATTAAAATGAAAAAAGTGGTTGTAAATTTTACAAAATGTAGCGATGATACGTTTGACAAATTGATAGGAGTTGCGATGCAAACCGGCGGGACCGTTATGGATGAAGGTAATCCAAAAGGAATCGTAATCGGATTCGATGACTTTAATGAGATCGGGTACGTGGAGGCGATTGCGGAGTTCCGATCGGCCGGCGCAACCGTGGAGTGCGTGGAATAGCCAATAAAAAATCAACACCGGAGGGTGCCTAATTAGGTACCCTTTTTTATTTATATACAATTTCCCATTTGGTATGGCCTGAATCATATATGCGGTAATATGGCAGATTCATCATAATATCCTTTTCGGTCATATTTGACGAGGTTGCATATTGTTTAATCCGGTTCTTTTGAAATGAGGTGCGGTGGTAACGTATATGTGTTGTTTTATGTACATACCAATATGATACGGTCGAACCTCCGTTGGTGAATCCTAATTTTTTATATAGCCCGCCGTTGCTTATATCATTAGATGAAAATGATACGATTTTTTTAGGATGGTAATTTTTATTAAAATATGTCAGTAATTTTTCGGCACCGCCAACAACCTGCATATTTATTTTTGTACAAAACCGGTTTAATTCCCAACAATCATCATTCATTCCTCCTGAAACCTTCGACCGGTGGTTGAATGTCATTACACCGACAAGTTCGGTATTAAAATATAATCCCATGCGAACCTTTGTTTTTGTGCGGCCTTGAATGTGATTGGATTCAAGAAATTCCATACAGGTTGATGGGTCAATTTCCTTTATTAAACATTGCCGCGCATATATCCGGGTTTGGTATATGCCCAATTTTGATAATGCAACCGATCGGGCTATATCCGGTGCGGTTATGATTTGATCCTCCCAAATGGTTATTAGTTGGATTCCTGCATCCCTACATTTAATATATTTATTATAATGATATTTATTATCCTTTTTTAAATCACTATGCCAATAACATCCGTTACATTCGAATGCAATCCCCCTATCCGGAATATAAATATCCAATTCGTAAGGTGATATGACCGACCGTATGTTGGTTTCATATTTTATATTATATTCATCCAAAATATTTTTTATAAACTTTTCAGGCCAGGTATCCATATTTCCCACGGATTTTATTGGAAGTAATTTGGTGCACGGCTCAATATTAAATTCCCGGCGTGCGAAAAATTGGTCGTTTTCTATTATATATGTTTTCTCCTTACATTTATCACATCCACTGTGCGGACACATACATATCCAACCTCCATCCTTCGTATATCCCACAATATTGGAATGCCCATTAATATACCTGACCTGATTGGACTTTTTTATTTTATCCTTTACATCCGGTAGGGATTGAACCCGTTCCACACCATATTTACGAATATTATTTTTTATTTGGGTCTCCTGGACCTGTTTTGATTGTGATGGATATTCGACACCATAACGTTGTTTGTTGGTATTCCTGATTTTTTGTTTAACATCCTCCGATTGAAATGGATTTTCCACACCATACCTTTCCAACGTGGTTTGTATGGCCTTTTCCCTATTATTATATGAGGCATCACCATATTTTAACACCTTCGTATTTATTATTTTTTGTACCCGGCCCGGATTCATATTCATACACTCCACACTACAACATTCATTGTATCCATAAACCGAATTACGAAATCCCACAGGTTTTCCACAATAACATTTTGGTCGTTCCGTAATATCGTGGAGTAGCCAATATATACCCTCCGAAAATGTTATATCCGGAAATTTAAATAATATATAATTGTATACGTCAGGAAAATGTTTACGTATATATCCTGCGGTTCTTGCATTTGGCTTGATGCCCAAAATTACATTTTTGTATGAAGCTATATCCATCAACCATTATTTTAATAAAAAATAAAAATTATCCATCACTTATTAAATTTTTCGGAAAGGATTTATATATTTAAATAAATTTTTTTATGCACATATATGATACTTGATTATAAGTACGATAATAGGGAACGAAAATTTGCGGTTTCCTATATTAACGAACAAGGGGCAAAATCCATATATGATTTCAATGTGGATAAATTTAAGACGTATTATTATACACCGGTCGGCAGGTTTATGAGCGATACCGGTGCAAAGTGTGATATACGTTGGACGGAGAAGCCACATAAATTCGATATTAAGACATACCTGATGGAATTGGATGATAAATATAAGCAAAAAATCAACCAAAAGGTATTTCCTAAATTATATACATTCGATATTGAAACCGAGTTTGTTCCCGGTGTAAAACCCGAACCGGAACTCGCACCGCTCCCAATTACAACAATACAAATCACCTCACCGAACCTGAATACCATTATTTTGGGTACGAAGGCATTGGATGAGGCCGGTATTAAGGAGGTTGAAACAAATATATCGGAATACCTCGACACCGTTCCATTTTATGAAACAATGGGTATTCCAAAGCCAAGTTTCAAATATGTTAAATTCAATACGGAGGAGGAAATGCTGCGGTATTTCCTTCAAAATATTGTTTCGAAGGTTGCGGTATTGGCCGGATGGAACTGTATTCTATTCGACTGGAATTATATTTATAACCGCATTCGAAATAATTACCCGGGGTTGTCAATCAATATGGCAAGTTGCAAGAGAACCACGTCGTTGAAAAATTATGTGGATAAAAAAGGTATGAAGATAAGTCTTCCAATGCCTGACCACACGCTTATCCTTGATATGATGCAGGTAATCGATGAAAATGACGTTGCCGTAATGCCCATAAAGGAATCGTTATCACTTGATTATATCGCGAGGGAATCCATTGGAGCCCATAAGATTGAATATTCCGGTTCATTGCAGGACCTATACAAAAACGATTATGGCAAATATGTTTATTATGGTGCCATCGATAGTATCCTTGTCCAAATGATTGACCGTAAGTTCAAGACATTGAATAACATATACCTTGAGTCCTTATATTGTAATGAAAAGGTAGGTAAATGTTTTAGTAAAATCCAATTGACGGAATCGTTGGTATTCAATGATTTTTACTCACACGGTATTAAAATCGTACCGGAGGAACGTGGTGATGTGGATCGTGGCAGATTGATTGGGGCGTATGTTAAAATCCCAATGAAGGGACTACATAATTATGTTTGTTGCAACGACTTCGCGTCCCTTTATCCATCAACCATAATCACCTGCAACCTTTCATTCGAAAACTGGGTTGGCGCCTTCTATGATACCGATAAATTGACCCCATACCTACGTGATCCGCATTATATAGTAATTGGGGGACTTGTATATAAGAATGCGGGGACGATTGATAAACCCAAATTGGGATCGTTTGTCAATAAGCTCCTGGATGAGGAAAAGTTGGAAAAATACCGCAAGGATCCAAACTATTTTGTATCGGTAAATGGTCACGTATATCGGAACGACCGCGACTATACCTTCCGTCGAATCCAAAGTACATTAAAGGCCACACGCGATATATCAAAATATTTGGCGAAGGATTTGGATGCAACCGTTATGTTGGATATACATAATATTTTAAAAACTGGTAAATGTAAAAACCAAACATATGCGGACGAATGTGTCAAGGTAATGAAGGAAATGGGGATGACGATAACCTGTTCCGGGGATCTTTTGAAAATGAAAAAATCCGAATTGGAGGATTTCTCAACAAGATTACAGGCCGAAATTGTTTACTACGTTTGTAACGAGCAAACAATGAAACTGTTGGGTAACAGTATGTATGGCGGATGTTCCCACGCCTCATTTTATTGGTATAATATGGGCCTTGCCAACGATATCACCGGCGAGGCGCGTAACCTTACACATATGATGGAACACCATATTCCGGGGTTTTGGAAGGATAATTGGTTGAAGATGAAGGATTTACATAAAATGCTGGGTCGTGAGGTCGACGAGGTGAAGGCAAAACAAATACTCGGAACCGTGCCTTACGTAACGGCCGAACAGGATCCGGATGCATTTAACGAACGTAGTTGGGTATATGCGGCGTATGGCGATACGGATTCATTATATCTTTGTTATCAATACCTGATGGAGACGTTGAAGGATTACGACACCATGACCGACGACGAACGTTTACAATGGCTGGTGGATCTTAATACCAAATTTTTCGACCAACACAATAAGGAATTTATCGCCGATTATTATGAAAAACGTCACGTCAAATCCGTACATAAATTTGAATTGGAAACAATCAACAAGTCGGGTATTTGGTTGGATGTTAAGAAACGATATGCACAGGTATTGTTATGGAAGGATGGTAAGTTCTTCCCGAAGGATGAGTTGCCAATAAAAACGAAGGGACTGGAAATGATTAAATCACAATATCCAAGTCTATCACGTAAAATCCTAAAACGCGCGGTACAATTCCTTCTAACAAATTCGGACGATAAATATATCGTTCAAAAAATCAATATGGAGGTCCAAAAAATGAAACAGGAATGGATGACGGCCGATATAGAGGATATATGTGAAAATGTAAACATAAATGGGTACACAACATACGTGATAAATAAGGAGGACGGTGTCGATTTTGCCAACCACGCCTCATTTGGTGTAAAATCGTTGGCAAACTATAATGAAATTATCCGGAAAAATAATTTACCGGATGATATGATTTACGGTGGCAAGTTGAAGTTATATATTGTAAAAGGTACCAATGATAAAAACCGTGTGGGATTTGCCTTTATGTCGGGCTCGTATCCAAAATGGGCGGAAAAATATGCCCCGGTAAACCGTCACGCCATGTTTCAAAAATATGTCCTCGATCCGTTGAATCGTATAACGGATGCGGCCAACCTGCCTAAATTGAATGTGGATGGAAGTATTCAAATAAGTCTTTTTTAAGGATTTCCATTAAATTTTTTAATGAATCTTTATATATTAATGTGTAAGTTAAATTTAAAGGATGGAGGATTAAGTTATGACAATCGAGGAATTAAAAAAGGAAATGCAAAACGGAGTCGTTGAGTTCCAATTTATTAAAAAGGATGGGTCAATCCGTAACGCAAAGGGCACGACAAATATGGGTATTATTCCGGAGGAAAACCACCCGACAGGAACTGATAAACCATTGAGTGACAACGTTGTACGTTTTTATGACGTGGAAAAATCCGAATGGCGCTCATTCTGCATTGCAAACTACATTGAAAATCCTGCAATCGAATAGGTATGGATATTAATAACGAAATAAAGGAAATATATGAGACCACCCTCAAAGGGGGTGGTTTCGAAGGTTCAATCGAAACCGGATTCACCCGCAAGGTAAAAAAGGTCGTAAGTACGATGATTGTGAATGGTGTAAAACAAAACCAATATGCGGAAATGACACTCACGGTTAAATATATCGGTGAAGGTTCGATTGAAGGAACCCCGGAGGAAATTATTTATGGCACAAATATAACCGTAAATAATTCCGATGGCGATGATTGGTGGTTTAATAAGGAGGACCTCCAACTATTTCTATCGAAAAATTTTGGAAATACAAATGAAAAATAATATGAAGATACGCGTTCCGCAGGTGGATGTCAGGAATTGGAACGCCGGTGAGATGAAATTTGACCCATTTTGGGCGGATCTTTTAGTACCACAAAAAACCAAACAACGATGCAAATCATTAATAAAATAAAAATCAAAAAGTTTTTTTATAGCACCTTACAAGGTATATTGCTATTGTATATCGCCATTTGTTCCACATTTGTAATTTGGAACTCATACCAATCATTCCAAATCGAGCATGATTATGATGCCTTATATGCGAAGGTTGATTACCTTGAACAATTAATAAAGATACGGACACAGGAGGTTGATGTATTGAGTTTGGAATTGAATAAGGACAACTTTTTCCGGGTATGTGCCTATTATAACGTCCAATTCGATAGCATTGTTTATCGTCAGGCCGTGTTGGAAAGTGGTAACTTTACCTCATATCTTTGCAGGCAACACAATAACTTTTTAGGTCTATACAACTCCTCCATCCACGATTACTATAAGTTTGACCATTGGTCGGAATGTATACGTGGCTATAGGGATTTGGTTCAATATAAATATTCCGTCGAAAAATATGGCGGGGATTATTATAATTTCCTTAAAAAACTGCCATATGCGGAGGATTCTTTATATATACAAAAATTAAAGGGATTATTTTAATGAAAACCGTTATTATTACCGATACACATTACGGTATAAAAAAGAATAACAAACTGTGGTGTGATTTCCAATTAAAGTATATAGACAAAACCATTATACCATTAATAAAAAAATTAAAGGCCGGAGGTGATGATGTCCGGGTGGTACATTGTGGTGATGTATTCGAATCGAAGGAGTTGCTGAACGTATATATTATGGATAGGGTAATATCCAAATTCAAGGAGTTGATACATTTATGCCCAATATATATCGTTGCCGGAAACCACGACTTTTATTCCATGACCGACGATTCAATATGCGCGTTGGATTTATTGTTCGGTGAAATCAAGGATGAAAACCTCCATTATGTTGCCCGTGGTTATATTGCGGATAAGTCCCGAAAGGAATTAATGTTGCCATTTTTTTCAACCGAGAATGTGGAAACCGCGGAGAAAATATATGGTGAACTTGACTTTAAGCCGGAGATTGTTTATTGTCATACCGACCTTGAACATATTAATCCACGTTTGAAGGCATTATTTGTCGGAAGCAATATAATTTCCGGCCATATACATATACCTTACATGCACGATAATTATTATACCATTGGTTCCACCTATCCATTGGCCTTTTCTGACTCCAATACCCCGCACGGATGTTATGTTATGGATGACAATAACGTGGAGGGTATGGTATTCATTGAAAATAATGATTCGATGAAATTTTGGCGTTTGTATGATAATGAAATATTTGACGATGCCAAAACCGGTCAAATCCGTACGGATGATTATATCGAGGTATACGTCAATAAGGCCAACCTGTTGGAGGATTTGTATATAACCAAATTGGGTGAACTCAAGAAAAAATATCGTAATTGTGATGTAATTCCTAACGATGTTGTTGTTGAAAATTGTGGAAGTGCCCCTATTGATTTTGGGGATTTTGATATACAAAGGATTATAGCCCAAAATATACCGGAAAAATTAAAGGGGAAATTTCAAATTATTCTTGAACGTATTAAAGATATTTCGTAATAGGATTTATTTTTATATTAAATAAATTCCTATAATGTTAAAACATAACATCATAATGGGCAAACCCCGGATATTCTCCGAGGAGGTTGGTGAACAAATGATTAATCTTTGTAGTCAAACGTTCCTCCTACCCCCAAACGCGGAATATCACCTATTTATTACGACACCGGATTATATCGGCCGTCCGGATTTGGTTTCCCAGTTCCTATATAATACCACGGCATACACGGATATTATTTGTAAGATAAATGGTATCTCAAATCCATTTGAATTAAATGCGGATAAAATCCTTGTATGTCCTACGGAGGCCAATATAGGTGATTTTTACCTACCTTCGGAGGATGATTATGAGGATGATGTAAATGGAATCCCATTAACAGGTAATAAACCCCAACCAAAACAGGTCGATGAAAAACGTTCGGCAAACGATAGTGTCGTTAACGATAAACGTTTCGATATCGATAAGGAAAATAGAGTGGTAGTATACTAATGGCGGCACCGGTGGTAATATTCGATCCTTCAATGGATCTTCCAAAAATAACGCACAACCTATACCTTTCGGGTGGCGACGGCCCGGATCCAAGTGTAAATTCCGTGGATCAAACGATGGTGGATGGTATTGTTATGCCATTAATTCGGTTGAATAATATGTCGTTGAACTTTGCACAGGTTTCATTTTTTGAATTGTCAAGTGTTGAATTTGTACCCCGTTTGCGCATTTCCATCAAGGATAGTGAAAAGATAATGAAAATCTTTAATAAAACGGAGGCGGATAATTATATTCAGGTACAAATATTACCTCCTTTTGATGGGGCATATAGAAAAATAAATATGGTTTTTTATGTGGTCAACCACGAAACCCACGGTGATAGGGCAACGTTTGATTGTATTTATAAGGCACAAGGTTTCCGGGATAGCCGATTGGAAAGTTTTGGTGAGTTAACCACGTTTGAATTATTTGAGAAAATTGCAGGCGAACTGGGATTGGGTTTTGTATCAAATGTTAAGGAGACCCACGATAAACGTTGGATATATTGTGATAATTGCTCATTTCAGGACCTAATTAAACGTGAAATGGATTATTCCGGAACGGCCACCGAGATATTTGATTCGTGGATAGATTTTAGGAATAACCTGACATTATTGGATATATATGAGCGTCAAAATACCATCGACGAAAACCTGACAATATGGACGACGAGGTCCAAGGCCGTGGCCGTATCCAATGAATTTGGCGATATCAATAAACCGGTCAAGGTACCGGCCACATTGACGAATCATTATACAATGAGGAGTACCCCACTATATATTGCCAGGTATGAGAATATTATGAATAGTGAGGGTTCCGTTATTAATGGTACGGATGAGGTAAGTATTTGTTATAGTTTTGATAATAGTGCGGAGGATAATATGTATCTTGCCGATGGAAGTATTGAATCGGATACCACCATTAAATATAAATATGTAGGCGAATACTTTGGAACATTTAATTACCTGACCCAACAAAGGGCCGTAAAAAAATTCAAGGACAAAATCAACAAGGATTGTATTTCCGTCACACTCCATACAATTTGTCTTGGCCTGATGCGTGGCGATAAGGTAAATATCCGATGGTATGAGGGAAGTACCACTGTTAACGATGCGGTACAAAAAAACAACAAGGATTATGAATCCAATATACCAACAGGTGAGGATGATCCAAACTCCGGTTATGAAACACAGGTTATAAATAAGGCCGTGTCCGGGCAATATTTAATAAAGGATATTATTATATCCTATAAGGACGCCACGTGGAATCAAAAGTTAACATTAATAAAGGTAAAAGGTGACATTGAAATGTCATAAAAAATATAAAATAAAATGGCTATTGAAAGTTTAACACAATTGGGTGATAATTTAAAACAATTAATGGGAAAGGATACCGCCGTGGATTCCAATCCACTTTCATATTCCCATATATTGGAGGACGTAAAACGATTCCGTAACCAAATGGATCGGGATTATGTCGGTGCCCAATTTGACGATCCGGGTAGATTTTATTTTAAGGTATTTTTCTATTTTAATAACTCACACCGCGATGATGGTTCGGACTCCAACCTTTTGGGCGTATCAATGCTTCCGGATCTTGATTGGGATTGGAAATCAAAGGGTTCGGGTAACCAACGTCACCAATATGGCGCAAACGCACCACAGATATGGAATAGTTATAAGGGATATGGCAACACGGCATTTGGATATTTAATGAACATAGCGCAGGAGGAACGTGCGCAGGAGTTGATGACATTTATATCGTTATTAAGCAATATATCAAACGAAACCCCGTGGATGATTAAGGAGGTAAGCGGATTGAAGGATGTTTTGACCGGATATTTTCACCCCATGGCCGGATTCAAAATCGAGGAGGAACCGAAGGTAATTACATTAAAAATGTTACAGGAGCCTTACGATATGAGAATTTCCACCATGTTAAATGCATATCGCGATGCGGTTGTGGATAGATATAGGAAATTGGTGGTCATACCGGAGAATCTACGTAAATTTGATATGGGTATATATATTTTCCCGGCGCCTTATTACCACCTGAATCGTATGGAACATACCGCAGTTGGTGGTCTTTCCGCATCACAAAACTATTATCGTACCGGTAGTTTATATATTGAATTACACGACTGTGAGTTTGACATCCTTAACGGTTTTGAGGCCATCGATACCTTATCGAACGAGGAGGGTAATATGTTGGAGTATTCAATAAATATAACGGTAGGTCAGGCATTGTTGACAAATTATAATGAGTTCCTTGATGCCTGCTTTGGCGACTATTTCCGTGCCGCCCCAAATCCGGAACACTCATTGAATAACGACCAATCGGTAAATACCATATATAATTTCCATAAGGGTATATTATCCAAAATGTTCGGCCAATTAATGGAAAAAGGCAAAAGCAAATTAAATAACTTCGTCAAGCGTGTTACACTTGGGAACCTGTATGGTCTATCGCCAAAGAATGTTTGGGATAACCTCACAAGTGGAAATGTGGGTCTCCAATCCATCGGACAGGTAAAAAAGGTGATGGATAATATGGGTGTCCGCCCGTTGACAAAAAAAGGTGCGGTCCGTAATTTATATGATAAGGTTGAACAAGGCGCAAATAATGCGATTCGTACCGCCCTCGATTGGGATACAAATAGACGCCGCGGTGGTAGGACCGGTGGGAAATTATCCGGATATCCGACACCCGATAATGCCGCACAAAATTTATTTGGGTTTTCAGTCGGGCAATCCGAGCCGGAAACAAACCCATTAAAAGGTGCAAAATTATCAGGTTATTAAAAATGTAATTTTTATTCGTTTTAACAGGAGATTTTTGAACGGATGATGTTTTATATTATTTTATGAAGATCTTTCCGTAGGGCTTAAATAAATGGCAAAAAATAAGGTGTTTCGGATTGACCAAAACACCTTCTTTTTTTTATTTGGAAAAAAATGATTAATTTTCCGTCGGCATAACCTGTAATAATTTGTACACGGCATCACCATTTTGTGTTCCATATTGTCCCGATAGTTGATACATTTTGAAAAAATCGGCCAAGGTGGGGATTTTTGTAGCCTGTTTAAAGGAATATACGCCCCAATTTTCGGCATTTATAAATTTATCAAAAAGTTCCGGTTGACGAATCATCGAACCGGTAATAACATAACCATCCTCGTGTTGAACCATATGGGTATCCGATACGGAACCCCATACGTTATTGTATAGGCGGCAAATTCCGTTGGAACCTGATGATTGTTCCTTAAATGTATCCGTTTTATACGGCGATTGTGCTATGCCTTGTTTTAAAAGTTCCGTAAATCTATTCATAATAATATTTTTTTATTTACGTATGCGCATATATGTGGTATATTCATCCGCCATATATGTTTCACCAACCTTCAATTTTTTAATTTCCGAAATGGGATCACCATCCCAGTCCATATCGGGATCGAAAAAGTCGGTTATGTCATCATCACTAAAGAATGACAACATATTGGTTTCAACATTAATCATTAAAAATTTTGAATCCTTATCCAGTTCCTGACCCAATTCCCAATTTGCTGAATTGATGCCTTCAAAAATATGTCTCATATTAATATATTATTTTTCACCAAATGATTTATTCAACACACCGATCAATTTACCCCAATCACCTTTATCGGCGGCATCCTTATTGTCATTTAGAATACCATCGATGGTTTCCTTCATTTGTTTTTCATCCAAATCATCACCGAATACCTCCTTGAATTTATTTTCGGCATAATCACGGAATGATTTTTCGTCCTTAATTGATTCCTCCGCCTTATTTGCCTCCTTTTCGGCGTCCTCGGCCTTATCCTCAACCTTATCAATTTTCTTTTCAAGTTCCTTTATTTTGGCATCATCCGATTCCAAAAGGGATTTTTTTAAACTTTCAACCAAATTCATCATCTTTATATAGTTTTTTTGTATTTTTGATATAATAAAGTTATTTCGGTAAATTTTTCCATAACATATTCATCCGGTTTTCTTATAAATGATTCCGTTGGATATATATTGGATAAAAATTCCTTAATTATTTTTACATTCTCCTTATAATTGGCATTCAGATATTCACCATTATTTTCGAGGAATGGATTAATCGTTGTTTCAATACCTTTTGATGCACCCTCAACCGCGCTAAATAACATTTCCGGATTTCTCCAACGGTTGACCTCCTCAAGCATCAAATATACATCGTCATTAAGCAATACCTCATACATTTCCTCGCTCGATTTGTACATATTGTTTGCCATTAAGGATTCACTATATACATCCAAAAGGTCGCTCAAAATATCCATTAATTCCTCATTGGATTTCATAAAAGGTATGATTTTCTTGGTAACTATATGTGTTACCATGGCCGGTGTCATATTAAACTCGGCGGCAATATCCTTTCCCTTTTCCTGCTTTTCCCCACCAAGTCCGAAATATTTAAGGAATACAATCACATCACGTTTAGAAAAATGTTTACCTAACTCATCAAATAAACGGTTCCATTTTTCCTGTTGTTCGGTGGCGCTTATTTTATCGGTAACACCAAGTGATGCCTGATGGTCCTGTGCATAGTCATCATCCTTACCCATAATACCATCAAGTGATTTCGTTAAATGTGTTGTCTCACCCTTTGTGTATGCATTTCGACGATCATTATAACTCATTCGGATTGTGCGTGAGTTATTATATATTTCGGATAGAATGGAGTAGCGGATCATATATGAGGCATATTGTTTAAATGAGGTTGTTCTTGCCTTTTCGGCGCCTTCCCTGTCCTCCTTATCCTCAACATCATTTGCCTGTACCGGTTTCTTATATGTATTTATTGCCTTTGTCAATCCCTCAAATCCGGCACTTATAAGTTCCGCCTTATCGAGGTTTTCCTTTCCAATAAATTGATTTACAATCTTATACACCAACTGACCATATTGTTTTACAACGGCCGTACGTCCACGCTCGGAATCAAGATCCATCGTCAGGTCATCCATGGCCAATTTTCCGGCCTCCAACTCGGCACGTTCGGCCTTTGACATTTTCATTGGTAATAAACGTATGTTTGTACCCAACGATGCAAGAATGGATTTAAGTTCCTGTAAATCCTGAATATTTAGGTTTAATTCGGCGGCCAATTGTTTTAGACGGGAATTATTTGCGGCCACAATATCATCGACCACAATGTCGCTCGTAATATTATATTTTTGTAATAAATATAATGCCTTTTGTACATCCTCCGGTAGTTTACGGGACATTTTCTTTGCATAATCCGCTATCTCGTGGGATAATAACGTAACACCATCGGTGCTCGTTCTCATTCTACCTTCGGAAATTATATTGGTGAGTTGTTTCATCTAACGCAATAAATATTTACCTAAAAAATAAAATGTACGGAAGGAAAAATTAAGTTTTTTCCGGAATACCTTAAAAAACATCCCGAAACATTTATTTTTTTCATAAATATTGAGGAAATGAACCTAACATTTTTCAGGTATATAAAACTTTCGAGGATGGTTAAACAAATAGTTAAAAACGAAAACCTCCTTGATAACCTTTCAAAATTATATGGATTCAATTTCAAAATTGATTGGGTTGGTAGAATTTATGCGGTCATTAATCCATTAATAAAAAATGGTGTATTTGATCAGGCCGGGCAAATCTATGGTTATGATGAATTGGAAGGCCGCAATACAAAGGATTTTATTAATAATTGGGTAATGTCCCGGTTGGATATTGCGCAGGAGTTTATATTTGAAAAGGATTTATTTAATATACTCACATATAACCTGACAAAGTTGGATGAAAGTGAAAATTATCTATTGGTGATGTCACCGATTGGTTATGATAATTTTAAGAAAACATTAAAATTTTTGACAGGACTTTTTATTGGTATTTTGTTAACAAGTTTATCAATAATTTTATTTATATAACAAATTAAATTTTTTTATATGGAAAAACAAAAGGAAATCAACGAAACGGTTCAGGAGTTGTTCAAACAAATGGACGAGGAGGTAAAGAACTACAAGGAGGAAATCGACAAAATTGACGAGGTATCCGGACTTGAGGAAAAGGAACAGGAACTCATTAAGGAAATGGATGCCAATGATGAGTATATAAAAGGTATTAAATACCCATTACAGGAAAGCGTCCAATTTGGCGGCCGTGTATATAAAAAGGATGAGGTGGCAAAATATATTGTCAACCAATTCAAAAAGTTGGAAATCAATTGGCAAATGACCTTGGGCTACCACCTTTTGACCGAATTTTGGAAATCAAATCCATCGGATATTAAATACGGTGAATTGGATACCACTTTGAGAACGTTACAACAATTAAAATTTAAAGGCCCTGATGATTGGAAGTCAATTTTGGTCATCAATGAATACTTCAAATTTAACCACGAGGATTATACGAAGGACCTTGCAAAATCGATGTTACTTGCCGAGAAACATAATATCATCCTTGATAGAATGAAATTAATCAGTAAGAAGGTTGATCCAAATGAGGTTGTACAGGAGGAAATGTTTAACGATGCCATGAAGCAGGCGGAAAAAAATAACCAATAATATGTTTACGGCAACAGCAAAATATAGAACGGATAATCATACCGAGTTTTACGAATTGGGGGAGGTATTCTCCATTTATGAAGGTGATGATGAAAAAATGGCCGAATATAAAAGCCAATATCCGGACGCAACGTCCTTTATGGTTGGTGCCAAAATTGCAATACCAATTATGAAGGATATAACCTACGAAATTTACAATTCAAAAGGTACCATTATTAAGACCCTTTATTAAAAAATTGTAATACAATTCATTAAAGGTGAGGCACAAAAAACCTCACCTTTTTTTATCCCCCAACCATTAAATTTGTCCAAAAATCTTTATATATTTATCCCAAAATTTATATTATATTTAAAAACGAAATTTATATATGAAGGTTAGAAAAAGGAACGGTAAAATCGAGGATTTCGATGCCGGGAAAATTAGAAACGTACTTGAAAAGGTATTTCGTTCAACCCGACATTCCGCCCCGGTTAGAAATGCGAAGGAGTTAACCAAACAGGTAATGGAATCGTTGGAACAAAAATCGAAGGATAAGGAAACAATCCTGCCCATCGATACAATACAGGATGAGATTAGGAACATATTGATGATAAATCAATTTTGTGACGAGGCGGAGGAGTTCATTACCTACCGAACCAATAGGGAACATATTAGATTCATAGCCAAACAACAGGATGACTTTATTAAAAAATATATGGGTACCCAAACCAACGCGGACGCCACGGTTGATGACAATTCAAACGTCACCACAAAAAATATCGCCACCATGGGTGCCGAAATGTGGAAACCACGTAATATAGACGTAAACCGGGAACGTGTGATGAATAAAATCCGGGAAATATGTCCTGATTTTGATGCGAAGGAATATGTCCGAATGTTAAAGGACCATATTATATATAAAAATGATGAAAATGGGCAAGGAACAAATCCGCCTTATTGTGTATCAACCTCAATGTATAGATTCCTCATCGATGGCCTGGAGGGTATCGATGGTAAGTCGGCAAAACCAACAAACCTTGATAGTTACTGTGGATTATATGTAAATTATATTTTTGCGGTATCCACCCAATTTGCAGGTGCGGTTGCCACAAGTGAGTTCCTATTATATTTTGATTATTTTGCCCGTAAGGAGTGGGGTGATGATTATTATAAACATACCGATGCCACAATTACAACCGATATATGCAAACACCAAAAAACAATCATATACCAAATACACCAACACTACCAACAGGTTGTTTATGGTATAAATCAACCTATGGGTGCGAGAGGTTTTCAATCGGCGTTTGTAAATTTCTCATATTTTGATAAGGCATTTTTTGATGGAATGTTCGGGTCGTTTATGTTCCCGGATGGAACGAAACCGGAATGGGAATCGCTTTGTTGGCTGCAAAAGGATTTTATGATGTGGTTTAACGAGGAAAGATTGAAGACGTTGTTGACATTCCCGGTTGAAAGTGTTGCGTTGGTTTACCGCGATGGCGAATGGGCCGACCCGGATATGTTTAATTTTGTATGCGAGGAATATGCAAGAGGTCATTCATTCTTTACATATATAAGTGATACCGTTGATTCATTAAGTTCCTGCTGCCGCCTAAAAAATATGGTACAAACGAAGGAATTTAATTTCACAAACGGAAATATGGGTATAATGACCGGTTCAAAATCGGTTATTACCTTGAACCTGAATAGAATAATTCAAAAGGCACACCTCGAATGGATGAATAAACCGGACGATATTGATTATATGGATTACCTTAAACCATATTTAATTGACATCCTCGAAAAGGTTTATATTTTCCACGAAGCCTATAACGAAATATTGTGGGATTACTACAATGCCAATATGTTGCCGGTATACAAGGCCGGATTCATTGACCTGAATAAACAATACCTGACGATTGGCTTAAATGGATTAAATGAGGCCGCCGAATTTTTAGGAATGGAATGTAGTGATAATAAGGAATATGAGGAATTTTGTCAATTTATATTCTCAACCATTAAGGAGCAAAACCAATTACATAAGACCAAAAAGTTGACATTCAATACCGAACAGGTACCGGCCGAGTCGCTTGCCATTAAGAATTATAATTGGGATAAGGAGGATGGGTATTGGGTTCCGGAGGATAGAAACCTATACGCCTCATATATTTATATACCAAGTGATAACCAACGTTCCATTTTGGAAAAGATACGTATGCACGGCAAAAACTTTATTGGAAACTACCTCGACGGAGGTTCGGCCGCACATTTAAATTTAAGCGAGCACCTTTCCAAAAAACAATATGAATATGTATTAACATACGCCGCCAACGAAGGTTGTCAATATTTAACATTTAATATCCCAAACAGTGAATGCGATGATTGTGGTTTTATAGCAAAACAACCATTTGAAACCTGCCCTAAATGTGGATCGGCAAACATTACCTGGTGGGATAGGGTTATTGGTTATATGACACCGATAAAATCGTGGTCCACAGGCCGTAAGATTGAACAAAAGACCCGTATATACGAAACGGTGGATATATAATTAAAAATATTATATAATATTCAAAGGTTTGGGAATTAAATTTCCCGAACCTTTTTTGTATATTATTATGTAATTAAGAGGATTGTATTATGGATGGAATTTATGAATATTTGATTGGTGGGAAGAAAATCGGTAAAAGAAACGTTCCAGCATTTAATGAATTGGAGGTTGGTGATATTTTTTATGTTTACCAATATAAAAAACCCGACGAATGTATTAAACGATATAAAATAAAAAAAATTTACAAGGATGTACATAGTTCAATGATTGATTTTAAGGTTGATGCGGATATACATTGGTACCTACCATTAATTGAGGCAACAAAAACATTCCATAAAAATATCGATATGCCGGATACAAGGATTTATTTCGCAACAACGGAGAATGAATTGAAAAAACATATTAAATCCCAAAATATAGAAATAAAGGATATTAATTTATAAAATGTTAAAATATTATAATGCATTATTAACATTTCGGGAGGTGCCTAACGAGGTAACATTATGTATTAACATAAGTAATTGCCCGGTACATTGTCCCGATTGTCATTCCAAGTGGCTTTGGAAGGATGAGGGATATGATTTAACACCAAGTTCGATTGATAAACTTATTGAGGCAAATCCCGGTATAACTTGTGTCGCCATAATGGGGGGCGATCAGGATAAGGTATATGTTATGGGTATAGGCCGGTATATCAAAATTCACCATAAACTAAAAACAGCCTGGTATAGTGGCTGTGACCGTCAAATGGTTAGCCCAAATTGTTTTGATTTTTATAAATACGGACCGTATATTAATTCCCGGGGAGGACTTGATAATCCTAATACAAATCAGGTTTTTCTTAAATGGAATGGAAAGTTTTGGGAGGACCAAACACATTTATTTTATAATAAAAAAGGGGTTTTTTAACCCCCTTTTAGTATACGCTTACCTCGTATGAGGTATCGCGTTCATAACTAACCAACACCCTTCCGGAACGTCTCATTTTCCCCTTTATGACACCAATATTTGGTGCATATTCATAACTCGTAACGACGTTATCCGGATATTGTTTCCGATACCAGGTGCATATATATAATCTCGTTGCGTTTTGTTTCGAGCCGTCAAGTATGGATGATTTTAATGTCCTCATATTTTATGTTATTTTTTTGTCAAATCACTTATTTTTGCGGTTTTAAAAAATTTCACCGGAACTATTTTTTCCAATTCATTGAAAGTTGTTGCACAATATAATTTTAATCCATCATTATCAACCATTTTACCCGTGGATGAATGGCCACCTGCAAAATTAAAGGTATTATCATCATCACCCCCATTAAGGGCCACCGTGGTGATGGTCACAATACCATTTGTGATTTTTATATTTTTAATGTTTAAAATCATAATTGCATTTACATCGGTTTCAGGTGCCTTATTGAAGGAGGAATCCGCATAAGCCCAATAATATACGATATCCCCAACCCCGAGATCCTCCCATTTAGGGGTTTGTCGTATCCCTGTTTTCCTTCCACCTATTAAATATTCATATATATGTTCCATAATATTAAATTGTATTTGGTTGCATAAGAATTGCCGATCCACGATGGGACTTAACTTCCTCCTTGATGGATTCAAGTTCATTATCGGCCTCATCGTTAAATAATGAGTAATTTATGGTCACACCACCTGGATATTTGAATTCAAATGTACCGTAAATTGTTGATAATGACTTCTTTACCAGGCACACTACGTATCTTTGAAAATAATAATTATCATACAGGTCCTGAATCCTGCAACGAATGAATGTTTGTATTAATATATCACTACCACCAACGGCTCCCAATAATACCAATTTGTGTGAGAATTGGTTAAAGTTGAATGTTACCGGCGGATTAAGGATTTGATCAAAGGTGTCAATTTCATACATGGTGGCGACGACCTCCGGAAGTGTATATCCATATCCATTCCCCGGTCCTAATCCGGCACCGATGGCACCAACACCACCAAACATTGAATAAGTGGAAAGCATCATTCTCTCCAATGAAAAATCCCCCATGGCACCATATGCCATCGCCGATTGACGTTTATATACACCCCAAACGGCCATAATTTGTTGTGGTAGTTGTACTATTTTATTAAGACCTTGACCTTTTCCAACACCTTTACATATTTCCTTATTTGGAATGGCGTACATTCTTTCCTCCAAAGACCAGTCATCGTTTTGCCAAAACCAACGGGCGGCCTGCAAAATCAACGCTGGGATGCGCTCCAATGGAACGGCCATTGGTAATGCGCAGGATTGGGTTACCTCCTGTGAAATCAATGTCATAAATGCGGTATCAACCTCATTTTGCCACGTTGCATAATTAATATCATTTATATTTGCCTTCTCGCCACAACCGCAGGATGGATTCATATATACACAATTTTTTATAAAAATAACATAAACCCACATAAAATATAAGTGGACCTGAAAAATATTTATTTTATTAAAAATTTCATTGGTAGTTTTATTATTAGAAAAATAAGGGAAATATGAATTATCCGCAATCATTACAATCAATAAGGACAGGCAGATCCAGTTTGGAAAAATGGCTTCAAAAAAACTATCCGGAATTTAAGTTATTTTTGGATGAAAAATATCCGGGCACCTCATATCAATGTGGGTTATATATGTTTTATAACGGAATTGATTCCATACCATTATGTGATTGTGGAAAACCTGTTAAATTTTACGGGAACCAATATGGTTTTGCCCGTTGGTGTAGCCCCACCTGTGCCCAAACAAGTAATGAAATATTAAATAAGCACAAATCCACCTGTTTGGAACGATATGGTGTTGAATATTCATTACAAAATGATAAAATAAGAATGAAGGCAATCCAAACAAAGGAGGAAAAATATGGTGATCGAAATTATAATAATAAACAAAAATATAAATCCACCTGTTTGGAACGATATGGTGTGGATAATCCACAAAAATCCCAAATTATAAGGAAAAAGGTGGAAAATACCTGTTTGGAACGATATGGCGAGACCTCATTTTTGAAGACACAAACGGTAAAAAAAATAAATGATGAAAAATTTATTTTAAATAACCCATATTTTATCTCAAAGGTTGGTGATGTATATAAATTCAAATGTTCAAATCCAAACTGCAATAAATGTTCCGAAAAGGAATATGAAACAAATTATGATCTTCATTATCAACGAATAAATGTATATAACATCGAGCCGTGCCCAAAATGTATAGGCATTGGTGAGTCGGTCCAAATAAAACGGAGGAACAAATAATGTTGGAGACCGGTTATCTAAAAATATATGATACCGGACAAAGCAAATGGGTATTTAAAAACCATTAAAAAATATTATTATTCAAATATGAATAAAAAACAGGCAAAAATAGGTAATTTTAATCCCATAAAGGAGGACGAATCAGGCAAAAGGGCGAAACGTGTTATTTGGTCCACGAATGTTATAAATATGGCACTTGAAGGATTGGATAAAGGTAAACGCCTTGTTGCCAATCCTTTTTATGAGAATAATTCCAAATTATTGAAGGCCGGTCTCGTATTTCACCGCACACCGGAGGAGATTGAGGAATGGAAAAAATGTGCCGCCGATGTTATTTATTTTGCCAAACAATGTAAATTGATGACCCCGGAGGGTATTCAATATATTGAGTTGCGTCCATATCAGGAAAAATATTTACGGCATCTCGAACAACATAATATGAGTATATATCTTGCAGCCCGCCAAAGCGGTAAGACAACAACCTCCGCAATATTCCTATTGTGGTATATATTATTCAATTTTGATAAAAATGCCCTCGTTTTGGGTAATAAAGGTAAAACGGCAAAGGAAATTTTGGATAAAATCAAAAAGATATTTTATGAACTTCCATTTTATTTAAGACCCGGTGTGGAAAAATGGAATGAAATGGAGTTGGTATTTGATAATGGATGTAGAATTATGGCCGAGACCACAACAACACGTTCCGGTATTTCGTTTACATTCCACTGTGTACTTGCGGATGAGTTTGCACACATAATGCCAAATATTTTGGATGAATTTTATGAAAACCTTTTACCTGTAATTACGGCGGCAAAGGCCCGGTTAATCCTATCATCCACCCAAAATGGACGTAATCTTTTTTATCGTTTATACACGGCGGCCGTGGCAGGGGAAAATGAATATTCACCATTTAAAACCGATTGGTATGAGGTGCCGGAATGGAATCCGGATAAACGTTGTTGGGAGAAACGTGATGAGGCGTGGAGGAGACGTCAGGTTGCCAATTATGGTAGTGAGGAGGCATTTAACCGTCAATTTGGAACATCATTCGATTCCAATTCCAACACATTAATATCAAATCAGCGGTTACGTGAGGTTGATAACAATCGGGTCAATTTTGTGGAAAAATACCTGCCGGGATGGCAGCAGTATTTTGTATGGAGGGAGGATTATGAACCGGCGGAGATGCTCCGTAAGGATCCAATAATTATCACCTGTGACCTTGCCGAAGGTGGTGGAAATGATTATACCACATTCCTTTTTAATCGTATATATATTGATGAAAATGATATGGTTAGATATGAATGTGTGGGTATGTTCCATAGTAATGAGATCCCGCTGGAAAAGGCCGCATATATATTGAGGGGATTATGTTTGGCATATATGGTGAAATATAATTTTTATATCTCCGTGGAAATGAATACATACGGTGATTTATTTATCCGGTATATGAAGGATATGATCGACGGCGATGGTACTTGGGAAAAATTTAGTATGGATTGTTTCCTTAAATTTAAAAAGGAACGTATGGTGGGTAATAAAATGAAAGTGGAATATAAAATCGGTGTTCGATTGGACGCGAAGGAAAAGTTATTCGCCTGTATGAATTTTAAGACCAAATTTGAACGCCGGGAAATTGACAATTATAACACATTATTTCTCAACGAGGCATATAATTTTTGCGATACCGAAGGTCATAATACATACAAGGCCGCGTATGGGCACGATGATATATTTATGGCCCAAATGCAGTTGGTATTCTTTGAACGCTCCAACGTATATAATAATTTTATTCAATCCATTCGTGCCGGAAAAGGCCATATTGAACAAAAAAGAACGGTAAGTATATATGATATGCTTGACCAATATACACCAAACGGTTACCTGTCGCCGAATTTCCAGTCAATGAATGAGGAAATGTACGAAAATCAGGTATTTGAACGGTTTGGACGTCATCTTTCCTAAAATTTTATATATAAAACCTTAAAAATTGTAACTTTCGGATTATTTAATAAGAAAAATAATTCCGAATATGAATGATAATGAAAATGATGCACTCGAAAAACAAATAGGCAACTTGGGTGCACCGGGGGGGTCAACAAATAAAAACGAGGAAACCCCTACACTTACAGGAAAGAAATTAAAACACATTACCAAAAAGAATACATTATCGGAGGAGGACGAACAATCTATGAAGGATTTTCTCGCAAGAACCGACGGTAAAAGTGTATTCCAATCGGGACCAAAATTGATAGGCTCGCAGGCCGAAATAATTGAAAATGACGGCGATGCACCAATTTCAGGAGGATGGATTCCAATCGATCGTGCCGGATTGGGTGAACGTGATATTTTCTATCCTGCCGAGTGGGAGTTCCGTGTAAAACCGGCGAGTGTATCGGTTTGTAAAAAATGGTCACAAATCGATGAAAATGCCCGCGATGTTAAACTCCAAATTTGGAATGTGTTTAATGAAATCATCAAACAATGTGTTAAAATCCAAACACCAACAGGTAGTTTGAATTGGGGTCACATCAATAGTTGGGATAGATTTTGGTTTGTAAAACGTATCCACGATTATACCTACGCCAAGAGTAATAAGATTGAATTTACCGATATATGTGAAAATTGCGGCGAGGAATTGACATTCTCATTGGAAACCAATAGTTTATTATTCGAAACACCGGATGAATCGGTTATTGACAAGCATTGGGATACGGTTGAATATTGTTGGAAAATCGATCCAAAGGAATATGATATGACCGGCCCGATTATTAAACTTTATACACCAACAATGGGCAAGGATGATATCATCGTTCAATGGGCATATGCACAGGCACAAAATGGCCGTGTTGTGGACGAAGGTTTTATTAAGTTCCTTCCGTGGATGATGAAATCGGCTCCAAAGGATTTAAAACTTGCCGATAAAATTATCCGTGAATGTGAACGTCAATATAAATCCTGGGATATGGAAACGTTCAGTTTTTACGATGAAATTATTAGAAACATTGAGGTGGTTCCGGAGGAAAAATTAAGAACTGTATGTCCACATTGCGGTGAAGAGGTCCGCAGTGCCGCCCAGTTTCAAAATGGATTTAAGTCATTATTTTCAATGGAAACTCGACATAAGAAGTTTGGTACGAAGTAAGGCGTGGTTGGTTAAAAACTTTCATTTACAGCCGTCGGAAATTGATAGGATGGATATGTGGGAATGGAATTATTTTATTGACGACATAAATGAAATGGTTAAACGTGAGGAGGAGCAACACAAGAAGGAGGAGGCAAAATACAAATCATCCTTCAAAATGCCAAAATCACCGACCATACCGAAGGTATCAGGTATAAAATATTAGAATGAAATATGAAATTTTTTATTGTAGGGGCACAAGGAACAGGAAAACGGGAACTGTTGGATATTCTCCAACAGGACCATCCTGAAATCCGCATAGCCAAATTATTCTCAAACGTCAATCCGGAGCAAAAAGGCCTATATCGCAACATTAATGACTATATGCCTTATAATGAGGCCGATATACGTCTTATGTTTGAAAACAATGCATATTTATTTATGAAGGAAATTGATGAAATATCCTACGACATATATGAGGGCGTTTCATTATTTGAATTTAATAATAGCGACATTGTTATGTTAACGCCGGATGAGATGGTACGTATTCCAAGCCAAAGTATAAACGAGGAAATTTGTTTCATTTGGTTGGATAATAATACCAAAAATAGATTCAATAGATATAAAAGTGATAAACCAAACTATTCATTCCAACAACGTGAGGCGACCGAAAAATTGTGTATGAATGATTTTGTGACCAATATTTATTCGTTCCCAAATTCCAAACTCATATATTTTTATAATGAGGAGCCTTCGCGGGTAAGTGCCATATTATATGCACTATATAAGGATAATTCACTTGTGGATGAGTTTTCAAAAAAATTTAATTAATAATGTTTGATAATGGTATGATGATTGAGGGAGGCGGGCCAATGTTAACAGGTAATTGGGTAAATCCCAAAACCGGTGACTTTTTTACGGTCCGCGATAGTTTCTTTGAGGATGATGATTGTATTATAATCACAACCGATGGAAGACGATTGAATTATAAATTAATACAGGATTACGTTGGGACAAAGGATTCCGTTGAGCAACTTAAACGTGTAAAGGAAAGTATGGGAAAACGTGATGAACAACTCCCGCCGGAGGTTGCCAATTTGATTGACGATAATCCATTGGATAAACCGGTTCCTCCACGTAAGGATTCCAAACCACGGCAAACGGTGCCGGTGGTTGAGCCGGGCATGGATCCAAGTATGGATTACGATCCCGATTTACAGGAGGCGCTTGGTAATTATGGTAAGAAACCTGCATATGACCCATTAAATTCACCGATGGCGACAAAACGTGAGGAACAGCCCCGTGGGATTGTGGTTCAACCACAAAAACCAATTATTCAGGATGCCGATATCATTGAACGTGCAATGCGTAGGGTAAATGCACCTAAAATAAATATCTCGATGGTATTTGATAAATACCCGGAGAAACAACTTGATATGCTTGTTAACCTTATGGGATGTGAATATGAGGACATAGCCGCCTGGATATATGAATCATATTTTTCAAAGGACTTCCGTGCCATTATTATTAAGGAAATAACAAAAATATTGGAAAATGGACCGGAACCGGTTGAAACCCAAAAGGATAAATGGGAGCCACCATTCGGCAACGAGGGTGAATTGTGTAAAGACCCATATTTCACAAAGCCACACGAGGAGGAGATGCCTGTAATTGAGGAAAACCCTGTTGAAAAGCCGGTGGTAAAGGCCAAACCGGTTAAAAAGCCAACAACCAAAAAGAAAAAAACTAAAAAATAATTATGGACAACAAAACAAAGGATATGCCGTTTGATGTGGATACCACCACAACCGATATAATGGATCTTGTGGACGATACCGATGGTATAGTTGACATTCCTTTGGACGTCATTAATACCGAGTCGGTCAATGAGGCCGACTCGATTATTTATCACCTTATACGTGAAAAATATGGTAAGGATTATTTAACATTACATCCGGATTTGAAAAAATATGTGGATGTGGAAACCGAGGGATTGAGAAATCTCATCAAAATGAGAAAATCCAATGAAACGTTACACGATATCCTTATACGGGCAATCGGCGGAAATTCCAATAATGCGTCGTTATATATGGCCTTATCACGTATGCAGGGTGCAAATCTATCCATTCAAAAACAAATAGATGAAAAAATGGATAGTATCCGGAAATTAATTAAAAACTATCAGGCGGAACTCGATTTGGACCTTGATAGGGAGGATGAGGATGAGGAACCGGGGGATGAGACCGATATTACAATTACACGTGGTACGAGGGATTTTATCCGTCAAATAAAACAGGAGGAGGCCAACAAGCAACTCCAAATGGACGAACTTTTAAAATAGATTAAACTTTGACCATAAATACATTATTTTTTAAATAAAAAATCGAAATGGCTGAACAAACTGATGGAGTAAGTGGAAAATACGTACAACCCGAAGGCTATATGGAGGTTCGTACCCAACAACCGGGTACATCCTTAAATGAGGCCGCCGTGGATCCAATGAATATCCCGGGGTTTAGAAAAACCACAAACTTCCACCCAAATTATGCCGGTAGTGAACCAAAGAAAAAGAAGAAACGTCTAATCAACCAATTTTTCTCCGACCTATCACGTTGGGGTATGAATTATGAGGAGGACGTAATCAAAAATATGCAGGCCATACCTGCGGATAAAAACCTTATACCTAAACAAAACCAATTATTGATGCAGGATTTGTTTGCAAACAATAATTGGAAGGTAAAAACCAATAGGGATAGAAGTTTTTATGAAAAGGATTTCGCCTCGAAACGTGAGGTTCTCCGTAACCTTGCATTGCAGCCGGAATTGGAGGATATTTTGGATACACTTGCAAACGAGGCCGTTGTTTATGACTCCAATTATACATATTTTATCGAGCCATATATCGATGAAAATGAAACGAAGGAATTGGATAAAAAGGCCAACGAGGAACTCCGCAAAAATATGTCCGACTGGTTTGCCAAATTATATAAAATGTTGGAGTGGAAAACGAAGGCTTGGGATGATTTCAAACGATTTGCCGTGGAGGGTGAACTTGCGTGGGAAATTGTTTATGACAATGTGACAAATCCAACTAAAATTATTGGCCTCGTTCCACTTGATACCGCCACGCTGACGCGTACATTTAAGAATGGCAAGTGGTATTATATTCAATTCAAGGGTGTTATGGGTAAGGAACGCGAATTATTGGATTCCCGTGTGGTGTTTATCCAATATCAGGAAACCAATTGTATTTCACGTATGTCATACCTGGAACGATTGGTTCGCCCATTTAATATTTATCGTATTATTGAGCAGGCCCAAATTATTTGGACCGTATCCAACGCACAAAGCAAAATGATGTTTACCATTCCTACAAATGGTATGTCACAGGCGGAGAGTGCCATGACTGTTGCCTCCATGATGAATAGATATCGCGAGGTAATCAAATTCAAACAGGAATCCGGTGAGTTGGAAATTAACGGTCAATCAAATATTCCGGGAAATAAGGAATATTGGGTTGCATCAAATGAGGCCGGTGAACCTCAAATTGAAACCATAGCGGGTGAAGGACCTGAATTGAATGATAATGACCAATTGAAATACTTTTATAACCGTCTTATAAAGGCCTCAAAAATTCCGCTTGATCGTTTTGACGCGGAATCAGGTACAACATGGTTTGGCACCGATGGTTCGAGTGTGGCACGTGCCGAGATTTCATTCTCCCGTTTTGTGGATAGGATGCGTAATACATTCGTTCAGGCCATATTGAAGCCACTTCAAATCCAAATGATGCTATTGCAGCCGGAATTGAAGGAATATCTTGATATTGTAAATTCAATCTCAATCCACTTTAATTCATACAATCCTTTTGAGGAAATGCTTGAAATGGAGATGACCCAAAAACGTGTGGAATTTATCCAAACAATGAAGGAATCGTTGGTGGATATGGATGCGGAAGGAAATGATGTCAAATTCTTCTCAAGTGAGTTTTTGGTTAAGAAATATTTACATTACTCGGATGCCGACATTGCCCTTAATAAACGAATGAAGCAGAAGGAGGATGTGGAAATGGGTCTTGCCGGTGGTGAGAACGCCGACGAACAACTTGAATCCACGGACGAACAACTTGCAAATCTTCTTGAACAGGTTGAAAAACGTAAATCCGAACTAAAGGAGGAGATAAAGAAAAGAAAAAAGAAAACCAAACCTAAAAAGGACGAGGAGGAATAAAAAAATGATACCCGGGAATTAAATTTTCCGGGTATTTTTTTTATTTTAATTATTGAAATAATATTGGAAATGGACATAACATATTTATTGCAACAACCAAGGACAAGATGTAAGGAGGTTCATATAAGCAAATGGTTCCCACAGGATTACAACGAAATACTTAAACAACCCGGTACAAAATTTACGGAGAAATTATACCAATATATGTATAATAATCCGGAACATATATGTCCTGTATGTGGTAAACAAACCCCATTTCAAAATTTTATTTCCGGTTATTCCAAATATTGTAGTGTTAAATGTAGTGCCAACGATGAGGAATGTACAAAATTAAAAAAGGAAACCATATTGGAAAAATATGGTGTTGACAATATATCCAAATTGGAATCCATCAAACAGGTAAAAAAGGATATAATGAATGAACGGTATGGCGGCTTTTACAATAACAGGGATAAGGCAAGGAAAACAATGTTGGAAAAATATGGTGTTGACAATATATCCAAATTGGAATCCATCAAACAGGTAAAAAAGGATATAATGAATGAACGGTATGGCGGCTTTTATAACAATAGGGATAAGGCAACGAAAACAATGCTGGAAAAATATGGTATAAAAAGCACGTTGGCCTTGCCGGAGGTTAGACAAAAGGCATTGGAAACCAAAAGAAAACGGTTTCTTGACATAAATGATGATATAATTGATTATGATGGTGATTTGTGGATAATGAAATGTCCACACCCGGAATGTCAAAAATGTAAGGAAAAAACATTTAAAACACCACAAGGTATATATCACGATAGAAAACGTGACGGGTATGAATTATGTACAAATATATTACCAATACAGGATATCCGGGTATCAAATACATCGATCGAAATTTTTGTTAAACAAATTTTGGATGAATATGGTATTAAATATGAGGAAAATGTAAGAAATATAATTCCACCAAAGGAGTTGGATATTTATATTCCCGATATGCATATTGCGTTTGAATGTAACGGGTGTTATTGGCATAGTGATTTTAGGGATCACCGGCCAAAACGTCATTATGAAAAATATAAATTATGCCGGGATAAAGGGATTCAATTAATTACAATTTGGGAGGATTGGACCTATAATAAATCGGATATTTTAAAATCCATTATAAAAACAAAATTGGGTTTAATTGAAAATAAAATTTACGCAAGGAAATGTGAATTGGTGGATATATCAAACCAAAAAACATTGGTAAATAATTTCCTTGATGTAAACCATATACAAGGCCATACCGTTTTTGAAAAATGTATTGGTGCCTATTATTGTGGTGAGTTGGCCGCCGTGATGACCTTTGGACATAAACGGGGATGTCGTGGGGGTGCCGGTAAGGTATCAAATGAATGGGAATTAAGTAGGTTTTGTACAAAAATGGATGTGATTATTCCCGGCATTGCAAGCAGGTTATTGAAAAAATTCGAATATGAATTTAAACCGGAAATAATATATTCATTTTCATCCAACGATATTAGTTCCGGTAATTTATATAAAATACTTGGATTTGAGGAGGAACAAACAACGATTCCATATTGGTACATTGAACCCAAAACATTAAAACGTTACCATAGAACGGCATTTACAAAAAGGGAGATGATACGGAAACAAATGGCATCCGACTCGGATAATTTTACGGAATCCGAAATAATGAAAAAATATCATTTTTATAAGATTTATGATTCCGGAATGACCAGGTGGGAAAAACATCCTTGATTTTATAATTTATTTTGTGTTTAAGGAGAGATCTCCGCGTGGATAATGATTTCATCATTTTTATGACGATCTCCTCAAATAGGCCATTTAAAATCGAAAATAATAAATGAATGAATTTTATATAAAAAATTAAACCAATTTGTTAAATTTTTTCCGGATTCTTTATATATTAATATGTAAGTTAAATTTAAAGGATATAGGAGGACAAGGATATGAAAGCAAGTGTATATAATGGTGATAGTGTAACATATAGAATCAAGGTAAATGATAGAATTGCCGATAAATCGAGATTCCCTTGGGGGCGTAGTGAAATGTTCTATGGCGGTTTAACCGAGGATGTCATTGAGGACTATGGATGCTTTAAATATGTAAAAATTTGGGCCTGCCGAAGTTCGAGGAAAACATTGCGTACACTTATTTATGAGTGCCGGAATGGTAAATGGTTCGGATATGATGGTAAGGAGAAGTTTGAGACCACAAAGGAGGAAATTATCAGGGCACACAAACCGCTTTTATGATATGGTTGTACCCCGGCTCCAATTTTGGAATAAAAAAACCATAAGTTATTGACTTATGGTTTTTTGTTATCCTATATTAACCCCATAATGTGTGGTATATGTTAAAGACACCTTTTTCCTTATTACGGACTTCGAAAGGCCCATAAAATTTATTGTCATAATCCGAATAATAATACAATTCCTTTGGTACCTCATCGGTAAATCCAATCATCGGGACAAGGTTCCCGTCATTCAGTTCCTTCTTTGTATAAATATATCCGGAATTTGCCTTTACCGATGGCATATCACCACTACGGGTGGCAAACCCAAATAGTGCATCGCGGATGGTATCACCTTTCAATTCCGTCCCTTCCGGTCCAAAATTGTATTTATCGTATATTTCATTCAGTTCCTTTTCATTGGTGACATTGAACTCATTTAGGTCAATCCATTTAACCTGCCAATGGGTTGTGTGATAATTGCCGAGAATTAAATAACGATGCATCAGGATTTCCTCTATCCAGGCATTTGTTTGTTGTAATCTATTGTTATGCTCGGTTTGGGCCTTCCAAAATTTCTCCCTCATTGCCGTTATCCTACCATCAAGGTTAACAGGCAGTTTTTTCCCACCATTTAACTTCATAAGGGTGTCGTACAATTTGGTAAGTAACTTGTTTTTGGCGTCATCATCCGTTTTGATTCGCCATATATTTGTGGTGATGGCATCCACGGCGGCCGTTATCCAAAATAAGGTCTCACCCGGTGCCACTTCGGCAAAGCCGCGTTTTTTTACAAATTTTACCCCATCATCGATGATGAATTTTGCGAGTTTCCATATATTGGAAGTTGTCGCATCCTTACGTACCTCCGAGTAAAGTTTATTATATTGGCTCAATACCTTCGGATCGTTATTGTCCAGCCACCCCCGGAGATTATTTTCGGCCTCATCGTCAATACCCCCATATAGGTCGTATTGTTTTGAAATTTGCAACAATTTTTGTACCCCCTGTTTATCAACCGGAAGATTTTCCATTTCCCGGTCAAAATCAAAGAAACTTGCCTCGACTATATTTATTAGATGTTTCATATTTTCCTCTATTTTTTAAAACAATTATTTTTTGCAAATTTCCCATATTTATTATATTCGTAATAAGGATTCGTTGATTCTTTGGTTCAAATGTTTCATAGTTCCAATTTTATTTTAATCTTTTGACTTGTTCCTCAACCCATTCGTTTGGATACTGTTTTATGTCCTCAATATCAAAATACATTAATTCACCCAAATATGAAAAATCTTTGGGAAGAGATTTGGATTTATTATCATAATCCATATATTTTTTACGTTTCCAAACTTGGACCATATATTGATTTCCGTGTTTAACCTCAACGAATTTATACATACCATCGGACAAGCCCTTTATTACAACTTTACCATTATGTGGTTTTGATTCTAACATAATTTCATTCAAATGTCTCATATTTATATGTTTTTATTTCTTATCATTAATCTTACGGTACAAACACCATACCGGGGTGCACTAAAATGCATCAAATATTGTTTACCGGTTTTTGGGTCATAATGTCCACACGCGGTGGATGGAGTCCACTTTGCGATTGCATTCAAATTTTTCCTTATACCGGGATGACCGGCATACATTGTACCAAATATAGGTTCATACAAACTATCCAGGGTGCACCATACCCGGTCAAACATATCGACCACCCAAGGTTTTTTCTCTATGTTCACCCTAAACTCATAGTAACCAAGAGGGTAGTCCTTGTCGTCCTTCTTGGAATATGAGAAATATTTCTCCACCTGCGAAATAAGTACCTCCCAACTTTTGGTAATTGTATCCGTGTCCGTGAGTTTAGGTGCCGATATGGATTCGTATAAATGCCTCATATTTATGTGTTTTTTCGATTACATTTTCCTTATTTTCAATATTATGAATAATTATATTTTTAATTACACACCAAAACCATTTTCCCAATCATTCATAACAATATCCACCCATTTTTCTAAATCCTTGGTAATTTTAGCCGGGTAACTATATGCATCTATAAAACCTCCTGAAAAATTCCGGAACGTTTTAATGTCATTTATATAATTAGATTGGGCTTTAATAATATCATTATTTAAATTATACTCTATCAAAATATCCACATCATATTCTTGCATCATCTCAATGGTACAATAGAATATATTGTTTTTTATTTTAATATCTTTTATATTGTCGCATTCAAATAAATTTTTCAAAATTTGTTCTATATCATCTATAGGAAAATTTGATTTCGCTTCATTTATCAATCCTATTTCCCCATCAATTAATTCAAATAATATATTTTCACTTAAATGTTTCATATCATTTTGCTTATTTTCCTAAATAACCTTGTGATTTCCAACCTGTTATTATTTGTTTTAATGTGGCCGTTGCGTAATGTCGGCGATAAAATGATAGACGTTTGCCATATTGATCGTATAGTCTATCCAATTCGGATTTTTTAATGGTTGCCGAATATACAAATAATTCATATTTTGGGGGCTCCCCTATGGAACCGGCATATGAGTATTTGAGTGATACCTTACCCAAATCCTTCCATTTTTGCTTACCTATAATTTTCTCAATATCCTTAATCGATCTCCATTCCTGACCATCATTAAAGCGTATACCTCCATTGGCACACATATAACCCTTATCGTCCTCGGGGGACCAAATAAGACATGCCCTGTTTCTTCCGGTGGTAAGGTCAAGGTTACTATCGATATAATCATTTGTTTCCAATGCAATTACCTTTACCTCATCATTATTGACCATTGGCCGGGTTAGGCCTCCAAGTGCCTCCATTATTTTATTTTTGAGTGTTTCCATATTTTATATTTCCTTTTTTTATAAATGGATTATCCCAGTTGATTGTAATATATAGGGAAATACCAAAAAATTTAAGGTAATAATTATAAATTTTTCACATCCGTATCGCAAACAAATGATTTTGCCTGAATATTGGCCTTCATAGCGTAATATTTTGTGATTTTTCCCGGATTTCCGGTACATTTAAAGGTACCATCTATTTTGGCACATCCAATCAGGCCGTCAATGCCTTCAATGCCACAATCGCAAACATTATATACGCCGCCCAATTCATCGGTGCCGCAAATTGTTTTTGGTCCCTCCTTCAATGATGTCAATCTTGGATTATGATGTGCTATGAATTGTACACAACATTTTGGTGCTCCGGTTAAGGCCGTCAAATTATTATTTGAACAATTATACACATCCACAACAAGCGGTCCGCCACGTAATGTTCTTAATGCCGGATTATTTGCACAATTAAATGCATTGCATTCCTCCGGACAGCCACGTAATACCTTCAAGTCATTATTACTTATATCAAAATTACCTGCTATATATTTGAATTGGATAAATGATGGGAATGACGATAATCCCTTTCCGGATAAATCCACATCACCATCAACGTTGATTGTCATATCGCCATTAATGCGGTAGTTTTTTAATCCCATTTTCTTACACCAACCAACAATTTTTAGATATGTATCATTACCCTCTATATTAAGTGGTGTATTACCAATATGTTTTTGTTCGGTTATAAAATTATAAAGATGTTCCATTATATATCTTTTATTTAAATAAAAATAGGGAGTTGCCCCCCTATTTTTAGGAATTTGTTAATTATTCAATTATTTGTGAACTTAAACCACCTGTTTTGTAAAGTGTTAACTCCTGTACCATCTTACCGGCACACATAGCAGGTTCAATATTAATTGAGATAACCAACATTTCGTTATCGATAATTTCATTTGTGTTATTGCTTCTATCACAAACGTTTTCGAAGCGTGTAATACCACCATTTGTAACACAGGTTTCACAAATCTTATCGGCGCGCGATTTAAGTGTATCACGTAATGAGGCCGTGTTCTTATCCCAGTGGTAGGCCTTCATCATATTTTCGATTTCATCCTGTAGGAATATCGTCAACTCACGTACGTGGATTTTACTCAAAGCCGTTTCCGGTTTTTGTTTTGCCGTTTGGTTTGAGTTGATATATGTACCGATAAGTGGCTCGTATACCATGGCATTTACACCCATTGGTTCCAATATATCCAAATCGGCACGTGAGAAGTTGTAATCAGGTCCGACCAATCCCGGAGCCGTTAGATAACCATATTTTGCACCCGCAACGGCGTCAAATACGTGACGTGTTGTAAATTTATCCATAAATAGGTTACTTACCAACGCTGCGGCAGGAACAACGGTATTAACGGTTCCATCCGAAAATACAAGCGGGGTGTTATATGAGCAGAAACTTGCGCCATTTCCTTCACCGACCAACGAGAATCTTACACTTGCAGGTTTTTGTTTATTACATCCATCGGCAATGTATTTAACCTGGAATCTGCCATTTGAATCCTTGAATGATGTGTATGGGCATGTCTTAAATGTATTAACCGATGGGAAGTTAACGAATGCGAATGCATCGCCATTTTCCTTCGCAATTAATGAAATTGTCGACTGACACTCGGCCTCAACCAAACCTTCGAATGTTGAAACAATATATCTCCACGTTACATCCTTACGGTTTGTCAATCCAATACGGATACCTTCATAATCGGTCAATGCCGAAAGAATTGTTTTCTGCCATTGGAGTTTATCCCATTGATTCAACGATGCAGGCTTCATATCGGAATCCATTTGTGTATAACCTTCAATATAAATTGGTTCACTATTGGTATTGATATCACCCATTGTGTGTGAATACAAATAAATACCATCAGGTTCGGTACCAAATATGTCGCGGCTGAATTTGATTGTTATATCGGTTGGCTCGGCATCGTCACCATCCGCATATCCAACGGTAACCTCCGAAATTGTTGATAAACGGCCATCCTTTGCGATTACACGATCACCAACGGCAAGCCCAGATGCAATCCATTTTTGGGCATTTCCACTTTGTAAATATGCAGGGGAATCACCTTGTGCCGCAACATATGTATCACCATCACCAAATGAGTATTTGTAGAAGTTGATTGAAGCGGAATCACCTTCGATTGTATTAAATTCGAATGACCCGGTTACAGGGGAACCTTCGGTTTCAACCCATTCACCTACGGAAATTGTTGCCGTAACACCATTAGGAATATTGAATATACCATTTTTAATACCAATCATTTCAGGGGAACCCGGTAACATTTCAAGCGATCCGACACCTGTTGTTGAAATCATATCAACCGTAAATGGTTTATCCTCACCTTTTATTTTATATACACCATTATCCAACAAATCACTATTGAAATTCATCATCATTTTGTGGATTGAATAATCCGCGTTGAATAATAAATCCAATGAAATGTAATTTTCACGTGAATCCTTGAAGAATGGTAATGTCACACCGGTGTATACATTAATAAAGTTGGATGCATCATCCTCCGAAAGGGCCTCCAACGTATTAACCTTGTCACCGAATGAATTTTCAATATATGGTTTCAAAACAACGTTACCATCATTCGTAATATCGAAATAACGTTTTAAATTTGAGGTTGAAACTACATCCTTTGTGAATTTACCTCTAAATACATATATCTTCATAAGGAAATCCGAAACCATCATATCCTCATAACCCTCAAAGTATGTAGGCATTTCCTCCGATGCAACAGCCGAATACCATTCCTTGATTGTAACATCATAACGGTTGTCGGTATATCCGCACATAAAGATTGTATTTGATGAATCCTTTGAATCCGCTGCAACAACGGAAACATATTTATTTAATATTTGGTTTCCTTTTTCATCAACGGCCTCAATGGCTGTCGAAGGACTTAAAGCCCAAAATCTTGTGGTATCATAAATATCCTCGATTTTAAGATCCTTCAATTCGAATGCCTTAAATTCATCAGGATTTTCACCACCCGCCTCAATCAATTCATCCTTAACCGGATTGAATGTAATACCTTTTACATAACTATACTTTTTGGCATCCTCACCTTCACCATATGTGAATTTTTTAAGGTTCAATGCCAAAATAGGGCCACGTTCAAGTGCCTGTAATGCATTACGATGGAAGTACACACCACGTTTCTCCAATTGTCTTGAGATACCACCGAAAATACGGATAAATTCCGTTTGGTTTTTAACGTAAACCGGTGTATTGAATGGGCCTTTGTTGGAATAACCAACGACCAATCTTAATATCTCCGCAGTTGGATTGTCACGTTGTGACTTATCCCAAACAAAGCGATAAAAACCGCTCGATTTGATGTTTGCTAAATAACTTGGTATACTCATTTTATAATATTTTTTTTAATATAAAAATAAATGAAGTGCCATACAAAATTAAATTTTACCATATATTAGGAGAAACAATTAAAAAAAATAATATCCGGACTTATTTTTTAGAAAAATATTCCCTATGAATTTTTGGATTTTTGGCTCAAATAGAACTGTTATTGCATACGGCAAAACACCGGTCATTAAGGCCGTTAGTGCACGTTGGGCAAGTTTATTGGTAATTGATTTAAATTTGGGTATTAAAAACTTTACCCTTAATAATAATACTATAACATGTCATAAACAAAAGGTTGCGACCGTAATTTCGAAATATGAATTTATTAATAATATTTTCAATCCGAAACCAAAGCCACAACCAAAACCTCAACCGGTAAACCCTATTGAGGTGATTGGGACAATCCAACCGGAGGAACCTATAATTATAGAGGAAATCCCGGAGGAGGAAATTAAGGTGGAGGAAATTAAGGTGGAGGAAAAGGTTAAGAAACCAAAGTTTCTTCCACATATCGTAGTACGTGATGAGGAAAAGGTTGTGGAACCGGTATATGGCCCGGGATTTGAGGTCATTATTAAACCACCGGTTGAACAACCGGAACCAATCGTTGAGGAACCTGCCGTAATTGAGGAGGTAAAACCTGAACCGGTTGAGGAAAAGGTTGAGGAAAAGGTTGAGGAACCGAAACCTAAAAAGAAACGTAAATATACAAAACGAAAAAAATCCAATAAGGAGTAAAAATAAGGTCCATAATTAAATTTATGGACCTTTTTTTATATATTAATATGTAAGTTAAATTTAAAGGATGGAAATATGAAGTCAACGGTTAGATTTTGGAATGGTGAATTAAGTAACATCGATGGTTGGGAATGTTTTATTTACGATAGAATGACCAATACCGATAAAACCCGCAAGGATAAAACCAACCGTCGGTATTACCGTTATTATAATGACGGCGATTTTCCACGTGGCCTAAAACAGGAAAATGGTAATCCAATTTATGGTTGGATGAACGGCTCCGCCGCAGGCAGACAAATTATCGAAACCGCCTTGGAAAAAACGGTTGAGAATAATGCAAGATATATGATTAAAAAATATATGACGCCCGAAAACCGTCAGGAGTTTTATAAGTACGAATACCGTATTTATAAGGCGAATATATTTGAGGATGTTAGAAGATGGGACGGATTTGCATATTGGCTTGATAAAAACCGTGTAATTAAACGAATTTGGGACGCCGAAGGTTTTAAGGAATTATTTGAAAGATACACGGCCGCACGTGAGGCGATCAACGATTTTGCCGGTGTGAAAAATCGGAGTGTTATTTATATAATTAATAATTTTGACGTTCCGGGGGACCTTGTAACGAACTGCCGAAGGGTCGCAGTGGAAATGAATGTTTTTTTAATAAAGGAATTTTCCAAAATTGAGGAACAATATGGATATTTTGAGGTAAAATAAACCACACCACAATAAAACCCGGACCGGAAATTAAATTTTTCGGTCCTTTTTTATATATAATATTTAATATATGGAAATTCACCTCTAATACACATTAAATATGAAGTATACAAGTTTAAAAATTTCAACGACCGGGCTTGACCGGATGAAGGATGAATTATTAAGAATCGTCATAATTGAATTTGAGGTGGACGACTCCCTCAAGCCATATCAGGTCAAGGTTGTCCAACAACACGATATATTTATTAAACCGAAGGTGGACTTTGAGGTTGATCCGGAATACAATTCCTTTACGAAGGAGGATGTGCTGGAAAAAGGATATGAATTTACCCCACAGGTTTCGAAGGCGATAGCAAAATACATTGAAGGTAAAAATCTCACAGGTTTCAATGTCGACAATTTCGATATATGTTTCCTATATGAATACTATAAACGAAATGGGTTTACCCTCGACCTATCCGAAACAAAAACATTTGATACAATGTTGATGGATATTAAATTATATCCAAGAAATTTCGAAGGCATATATAAAAGATATACCGGTCGGCAAATAGAACCTGAAAAAACAAAGGATTCATTATTTGTGGCCCAATCAAATATGGACATATTTGCGGTGGAATTTATTCAATGCCGGGAACAGCAATTCTTACAGGATATTGGCCTCCCGGTATTATCACCGGAGCATTTCGTCGAGGATATAGGCGGTAGTATAGTATTTTGTAACGGCAAATACCAACACAAGGATGTCGCCGATATTTGTAAACAGGACCCCCAATATATCAAATGGATATTCTCGGTGGCAACCGACCGGACGAAGGAGACCATAAAAAATTATTTTTATAAAAAATATCCACAAACCCTAAAATAATGGATTAAATATGGTATTCTTTATATGATAGTTTAAGTTTAATTTTAATATTTATTTTTAATGACAAAAAATTTTATTCAGCATTGTGAGCCTACGGAAATCGAATGGCCACAATACCACAGTGAACAGGAAAGAATTAAATTATTTTCCGAAAAGTTCAAAAACACACCATTGGAGGATGCGTTCTCCGAGGTTTATGGTGTAAAAATCAATATTACAAACGATGAGGATAAGGATATAATCAATTCGTTACCTCGTGAGGTTGAATTAGGTGAAACCATCGCGGTTCGAATCCTTTCCGTCGGCAAGGAAAGCATCGGCATTGATGCCTATAATGTAAAGGAGAACATCGTTTGCAAAAACAACCTCTACAAATACAAAAAGTTCCAATCACCTCTACATGAGCCAATCGAGTGGTCCGCAAAGGTTATCAAAAAGGATAACAAACAGGTAATTGTGGATATTATGGAACCAATGATTGATTCCTGGAAGGAGGAAATCGCCCTACATCCATTGGATCAATATAACGTTGCGGAGGACAAGTCAACCTACGCGGTTGGATTAAAATTAATTAGCGGAGGATATTTATGTAAGGTTTGTGTTCCGGAGGTAAGTGAATTTATTGGTGAGGATTATTTCATCGATGCGTTCATTCCGGGTTCCCAAATCGTATTAAATATCGAAAATGATTTTTCACGTTGGGAAGGCAAATCGGTACGTGTATTCGTAACGAACTTTATGCCATCACCTTCGGATCCAAGTAAAATGGTCGCCGTTTGTTCCGTTAAGAAGTATTTACAGCATATTGGTAATGTAAATATGATTAATATGTTCAAACATTATACCGATGGCGTGGATGGAACGGAATGGTGGAAATCATTCACAAAACAACCAATTGGTGGTATCGTAACCGGAGTTATCAACTCAAGCAAACGTTGCGGTGTATTTGTGGAACTACCTGATTATCATATTACCGGTATGGTAATGTTGAAACCACAGGAAATTGTTAAGTATGCGCCACAAATGAAAATCAACGTAAACCTTACCGGATTCGACCTGCCAACATATTACAACGATATGGTTGGACAGGTACAACACGGTGTGCCATACGTATTCAATGACATTAATCCAAATGTATTGGAAAGATGTGATTTGAAACCGGTACTTACGATTGCCGATTAAACCTTTCCGGGATAATCGAAATCGATTTCAATATCATTATATTTAAGACGGAGGTCAAACGTTTCGGCTTGACGCTCCGCTCTTGAATATGAAAAATCAATACCATCGAGGGAATCAATTAAAATATCACGTAATATGATTTTACAGGTTACATCCCCAAGTTCATT